TCAATGTTATAACTTGCTGGGATAACTTTACAAAGAAGTTTCATACATTCGGTATTAAGGAATATACTGGTAAAGGTAGAGATGATCTTATATACGTTCATTGTAGAGATGAACGGGCCATGTTTGTTAAGTTTCTAGAATATCTTGAAACTGACTTTCCGGATATTTTAAGCGGCTGGAACTCAGAGTTTTTTGATATTCCGTATATCATTAACCGGATGGAGAGAGTATTAGGACAAGATTACGTTAAACGACTCTCACCACTTAAGAACGTTTACTTTAGAGCAGTTAAAGGTAAGTTTGGTAGGGATCAAAAGAGATACTATGTAGATGGTATTGCTTGTCTTGATTACCTTGATGTGTATAGACGCTTCTGCCTTAAGTTAAGGGAATCATATAAACTGGACGCTATTGGTGAAGTAGAGCTTGGTGAAAATAAGGTCGATTATGGGGGAATGAGCCTCCATCAACTAGCAGATGAAGATTGGAATACTTTTATTGACTACAACATTCAAGATGTTAACCTGCTAGTACGATTAGAAGAGAAGCTTCAATATATACCTTTACTTAGGATGCTTTCATATGTGGGTCTTACTACACTTGAAGGTGCAATGGGTACTATTCAAGTTATTAACGGTGCTCTAACTATACGAGCCCGTAAGCGAGGTGAAATTATTTCAACGTTTTTACGAAATGTAGATACGGGTAAGAATCCTGGTGCATATGTTGCAGAACCTAAACGTGGTTTTAAGAAAAATGTAATATCGTTTGATGCTAACTCACTATATCCTAATGTGATGATATCTCTTAATACATCACCAGAGACAAAGATCGGTAAGATTGAAAAAACTACCGATGATAAGGTTACTATCCAGCATGTATCCGGTAAACTGTTTGAATTGACGAAGCCTGATTTTGTAAAGTTCGTTAAAACAGAAGAATGTGCACTTTCGAAAGCTGGCTTTCTCTTTAGTCAAAAGAAAAAAGGTATTATACCTGAGTTTCTTGAATACTACTACAACCAACGTGTAAAGATTAAGAAGAAGTTATTTAAGTGTAAGCAAGATCTTAAGAAGGATCCTAGTAATATTGAGCTTAAGTATGAAGTAGAACGTCTTAACACCTCGCAAATGGTTATTAAGATTCTTGTAAATAGTTGTTACGGTTATATGGGTAACAAGAACGCACCTATTGGGGATGATGATATCGCTGCGTCGGTAACTCTAACAGGTCAAGCTGTTATTAAGGAGTCTAATAAACTGCTTAAAAAGTACATTCGTGAAAATATAGATAAAGATATAAGTGATCATGAACTCGAGGAGTGTATCATCTATAATGATACAGACTCGTCTTACATTTCTATATCACCCTTGATTGAGAATGGTATTAAGTTTTTTGAAGATGAAGAGAATGGAATCATTCATCAGGAGACGTATGATGAGATTCAACGTATAGAGGATAAGCTCAATGAGGATATTGATATATGGGCACGTAAAGCTTTGCTAACCAAAGATCCACGATTTATATTCAAGCGTGAATGTATCGCTGATGTAGGTGTCTTTCTTCAAAAGAAGCGTTACGTGATGCATATTCTCGATGATGAAGGCATACGGGAAAATAAGTTTAAGTATACTGGTGTTGAGGTTGTTAGAACAACTATGCCTAATGCTATTAAGCCGTATGCAAAGAGGATTATCGAGACTATGCTTACAACGCAGTCACTAGCCCAAACTAATGAAGTATTAAATGAAACATATAAGGTGTTTAAGACTCTATCACCTGAAGATATGGCGTTTGTTATGGGTGTAAAAAGTTACGAAAAATATGCTGATCAGTGTAACGAGTTTAATACTATAAAGGGCATGCCTATTCACGTTAAGTCTGCCTACTTTTATAACCTGATGTTAGATAAGTTAAAAACTGGTAATCGATACGAGTCGATTAGATCCGGTGATAAGGTTAGGTATATGTATGTTGAGCAACCCAATAAGTTCGGACTTGAAAGTATCGGATTTAAATACGAGCATCCTGCTGAGTTTAAAGATATTTTTAAGCCTGATTACGAAAAAATGTTTGAAAAAATCCTCTTTCAATCTATTCAGAGATTTTACGAAAATGTAAAATGGACTATACGTAAACCTGCTGAAAACGTACAGGTGGAATTATTTGACTTGTTTAGTAAATAACATTGATTATGTCTGAAAGTAGTTACTTAGATCGCCCACAAGACGACAACACCCCGAAAGCACATCCTGCATTTACTAGAGGTAAAATTGCTGGCATTCGAACATTGTTGTCTATTTTTAAAAATGTAATAAATGGTACGGATAACGGGACTGGTGAGATTGCATCACCTCAAGTCGAGGCAATGAGAAAAGCTATTTTCACTTATAAAGATACATTAGAACACGCTTCTGGTAAATCTACATACCTGTCCAAACAAGCAGTAGAATCTTTGGAAGAAGCAAAAAATATAGTTGATAAAATCAACTTATAACTTAATATAGGTATATGTCAGATATTAAATGTATTGTAGATACTATTGGTCGTACTGTTGTCGGTAAAATTACCGATGAGAACGACACCACAATCACCTTAAACAATCCTGTGATTATTCATGTTCAACCGGATCAGACGACAGGTCAGCTCCAGGTTCAATCTTTTCCTTATCTCTTTATGGAGTTTATTAAAGGAGATAAAAATAAGAACAACTGGGTATTTCATAAAGCCTCTATCGCTATCTCTGATGTTGAATTAGATGATAAGATTATTAAGCAGTATGAAAATATTAATTCACCAGCGCCGGCGGTTGAAGCTGAAGAGCCAGAGGTTATTAAACTGTTTGACGAGTAAATGCTTTCTTAGCTCAGTTGGTAGAGCAGTTGATTTGTAATCACCAGGTCGTCGGTTCGAATCCGACAGAAAGCTCCACTAATTTAATATGGGTAGATGGCCGAGTGGTTAAAGGCGGCAGACTGTAAATCTGCTCACGTAAGTGTACGTTGGTTCGAATCCAACTCTGCCCACCATATTTAAATCTTTATTCCGAAGTAGCTCAGCGGTAGAGCGGGGGACTGTTAATCCTTAGGTCGTAGGTTCGACCCCTACCTTCGGAGCCATTTAAACTAACTTCAATTAATTCGAAACCTCTGGAGATAATCTCTGGAGGTTTCTTGTTTATACGCTATAATAAAAATATGGAAAAAGACGTTAGAAAAGCTCTCGATGATATCGATAGCGTTAATCCGTTTGCAACCTATCTATCTGATAGTACATTAAGCCGTGTCGGTGGTTGGATCGATACCGGTTCTTATGTTCTCAATGCAATTATCTCAGGCTCGATTCATGGTGGTATACCAAAAGGTCGAGTTACTATGTTGGCCGGTGAATCAATGACTGGCAAGTCGTTGTTCGTAATGAAAATATTGGCATCCGCACAGAAGGAAGGTCTTATTCCTGTCATATTCGATACTGAAAACGCTATTGACCCGGAAGGAGCTGAAAGACTGGGGCTTGACGTAGAAAACGTTAAGTATGTACCTTGTATTAGTATCGAGCAAACACGTAATGCGTTGTATAAGTTCCTTACCTCGGTCAAAGAGAAAGGACTTGAAGGTAAGTTTATTGTAGCTATTGACTCGCTTGGTAATTTACAATCGGAATTATCTCTAGCTCGTATGGGTAAGGATAGTACTTCAACAGATATGGGTACAAACGCTCGTGCTATGAAGTCTCTTATGCAGACTTGTACTAATTTAGGTGCAGTTACACAGACTACTATTCTTTGTACTAATCACGTGTATGATAACCCAGCAGCTTTGTTTCCTTCCATCGAGAAGAACATGCCAGGTGGTAAGTCATGTACGTATCTTCCATCTGTTACAGTTCAACTAGCGCGGAAGCCAGTTAAATCAGACGGTGGTAAGACTATGGATGGTGAAACTGCAGTAGCTCAGAAAAACTATGCAGGTATTATTATTAGAGCTCTTACTCGTAAGAATCGATTCATTAAGCAATACTTAGAAGGTGAAATGTACCTATCGTTTGCATCTGGCCTGGATAGATATTTCGGTATGCTCGATTTAGCCGTCGGTGTTGGTGCTGTTATTTGTACAGGTTCAACATACCAGCTACCAGACGGTAAGAAGTTAGGGTATTATAAGAACTGGCGTAAGGATAAGGAACTTTGGGAAAATATTATTCT